TGCCTGTTGAAGCATTAATCAAAGCAAACCCTCCGGAAGCGGAGGCTGCATTGAAGTTGCAGGGAGCATTAACTGTTATTGTTCCAGTTGAGGAATTGTTTACTCCGCCTGTGTTGGTAGTAACGCCTCCATTGAAAGTGCATGAAGCGTTGACTGTTACTGTTCCGGTTGAGTTATTGTTTAAACCGCAAGCTCCTGTTGTGATGCCTCCATTGAAAGTGCATGAAGCGTTGACTGTTACTGTTCCGGTTGAGTTATTGTTTAAACCCGCTACAAAACCGCCTCCGTTAAAAATACAAGGGGTGCTAACCGTCACTATTCCAGTTGAAGCGTTATTAAATCCGTTGCCGCCAGAACCGGCGCTGGTTGCTGTAAATGTGGAATTTGCTAAAGTAGCGGTTCCAGTTGAATTGAAATTGCATCCATGTGTGCCAGTCGCGTTACCTCCAATAACCCGCAATCCATCCAGCGTGATATTAGTCGCTCCGGTTACAACCAGACATGCGGTCGTGCCTGCGCGGAGGTCGCATGTCATGGCGCGGATGGTGGACATGGTAAACACGCCGCCTCCTGTGGTCGCGCCTGCGGGGGTATTTGTGGCTGTGGTGAGGGTTGCAAGAGCTTTTGCTGTGCCGAGGTTTCCGGCTGTGCCTGCGCCGGTTGATTGGAACACAGTGCCGGTGGTGTTGCTGGCCGCTCCAAGTGTTGTCCAATTCTGGCCGCCGACATTGACGATCTCATACCACTGACCGCTGACGAGCGAGCCAGTGTTGACGGTGGGGTTGTTCGCTCCACCGATGTTGACATCGACATCAAGCGTCACATTGAATCCGTTGGCGTAAACGGTGTCGCCGTCCGTTGGAATCACACCGCCGTTCCATGTGCCGGTGGCCGACCAGTTGCCGTTTGCGATAGCGCGTCTTGTAGCCATGGCTTAAAGTCCTTTCGCGACGATGAATTGTTGGAGGGCGGATTGGATTGCGCCCACGGTGGCGAGGGTGGCTTCGTCGGCATGAGCGAGCGAGCCGAGGCGGATGGATTTTGCGTGGGCGGGCTGGGTCTCGACCATGCCGTCGTCGATGCGGAGCGGGGTGAGATTCATCACGACCGATGCCTCTGGCTTACCCTCTCCGTCATAGCTGCCGGAGATGATGAGATTGAGGGCGTAGCGGTCGTATTGTTTTGAGTCGATGCTGGATGGTGCGGATGCGATCATGGTGTTTGGATTTTTTGGGTTAAGAAAATTGGAGGTTGGTTTTGTTTGACCACGGTCCGGTGGCAGATTGCTCCGAGACGACATCGCCGGCAGAGTTGGTGGTGATTTTGTAAATGGTCCAGGCGGTGGAGTCGTCTGGTTCGCCTGTTGCGGGGTAGTCGTCCCATTCCAAGCGCCCGATGTAGAGGTTCGCTCCGTCCACGGCGTGGACGAGGATGGCTGGGATTTCGTTGCGTGGGGGGGTGGTTAGTTGGATGACGCTTCCCGACTGAGGATGGCGTCCAAAAATTTTTCGATCTGCGTAGTTAATGCAGACCTCTCCAAGCGATAAATCCGCCGTGCTGGGGATGCGACCCGGCACGACGGTTTTTTTAGGCTTAATTGGAACTGGCATGAGTATGGACTCGAAAGAATTTGAAAGGCCGGTCGTCATGTATGGACACGAGGTTGACCGGCCCCATTGGGCCGTTTGCTTTAGAACGTGCCGCCGTCGATCTCAGTCTCGAGAACGAGGATGCGGGCGCTTAGAGCGTTGTCGGCTGAGAGGCGGGTGCTTGCCTCCGAGCTGATGGCGGAGGCGTTTGATGTGATGCTGCTCTCGGCGCTGGTGACCCGGCTGTTCAAGGCCGCTGCGGCTGTCTCGATGTCCGAGATGTCGGAAGCGAGGGCTGCCTCGGCTGCGGTGGCGCGATTGACCTCGTTCGTCAGGCCGGTGGAAGCGCTGGAAGCGAGGCTGGTGATTGCTCCGTTGAGCGAGGAGTCTGCGGCTTGGAAGGCCGAAACCACTTCCGAAAGCGAATCAAGCGAGCCGGGAGTGACATTGGAAAGAACATTGTCGATCCGAGTTCCGAGGGCTGCTTCGGCGTTTTGCGCACGGGTGATCTCGTTTGCGAGGTTCGTGGAAATCGTGCCTTCTGCGGCCTGCGCACGGGTGACCTCGCTGGCGAGGTTTGTGGTGAGGGTGTTGTCAGCAGCGATGCGTGCGGCTTGCTCCGTGGCGATGAGGCCGTCTGCGTAGCTGCTGGAGGCGTTGCCGCCGATGCCAACGATTTGTGTGGCGTTGCCGGATGCGTCGGCACCTTTACCGTAGTAGAGGATTCCATCAACTTCGTTGAAGGCGAGTTCGGCTGATTTGAGAACTCCGGGTGCTCCGGCAGAACCGGATTGGCGGCGGCGAATGCGAATTGGGACAGACATGATTTTTTGGTGTGGTGGTGGTTGTGGTTGCGGTGTCCGGTGGTCGGACGGGCGTTATTTTGCCGCTCGAAAAAGTCGTGTCTTCTGCGGGGCGTTCCGTGCGTTTTTCACCACGGAGAGCGCGGAGGACACGGAGGGGAGAGGGCAAAAAAACCCGCCCAATTACGCATCGTGGAGAGGCGGGGCGGGTATGATGCTTGGCGCTAAATTTTTTAGAAAAACCCTGCGTCGATCTCGCTGGTGGAGACGGCCCCGGCGACATAGTTGGCTGTCTCGCGGGTGTCCCAGACTGCGTTTGCAGCTACGCCTCGGTTGACGAGTTCGCCGCTGGGTGTGAAGACGCTGCGGGTGATTGTCCACGCCGGTTGATCCGTGCCGGTTCCTGCGGAGGCGCGACCGATCCAGTGGGTGAGGTGATCGTCGGAGACATCCGAGATGAATGAGAGCGAGCCGTAAACGAAGGCGGGGCCGCGCTCGCCTGCATCGCCTTTCGGGCCGGGGGCTGGTGACGGGATGCCGAAATTGAGAACGGCGTTTTCCTGCGTGCCGACATTGGCAATCGTGGGCGTTGCGCCTGCGGGCAGCATGAAGACCGTGCCGACTGCGATGGTGGAGGAGAGGCCGCGAGGGAGGGCGAAATTTAAAACTGCATTTTGTGGGGTGCCGACATTGGAGACGGTGGCGGGTTGGTTTCCTGCCACGGTTTGCACTGCGCCAACGGCTATCGTGCCGCCGGGGCCTTGCGCTCCGAGGGGGATGCCGAAATTGAGCACGGCATTGGTGGGGCTTCCGACATTGGTCACGGTGGGCGCTGTGCCGGTGGCGAGTTGCGAGACGCTGCCGATGGCGACCGTGCCAGCCGGTCCCTGCGCTCCGCTGCCGATGGGGAGGGCGATGCCGGGAGCGACGACGACTTGCGTATTCGGAACGAGTGTGAGGTCAACGACTGCCATGGTGTCAGGTGCGGGTTATGGCTCGCTCGATGTATGCGAAGCCTTCGAGGATTTTGCGGCTGTTGCCGTAGGGGTCGGTTATGAAAATATCGTAGCGGGCGCGTGTCACTGGAAGGGCACTGGTCTGCTCGTCGGTGAGGAGCACGCGCACCTTGCCGCTCGTGCGAGGCAGCGGAAAGGAGACGGCAAAGTCGGCGAGGAGTGGCTTGTCCCAATCTTCGCGCAGTTGGCCCGCTGCGGTGAAGTCGGTGAGGTTGATGGGCAGAGCATTGGGCGCGGTGGATTCCTTGAGCGTGATTTCAAAAAAGAATGACTCGCCGGATGGAATGGTGATGTCGAAAGGCTGGCTCATGGCTGGGGTTCGGGCTGTGCCACGGGGGCGGCTGCTCCTGCGGGGACAAGCGGGACGATGCCGCGCTTTTTGAGTTCGACCTCTTCGCGCTCGATCTCGCTCCAGACATCTTCGGGGTCTCGGTTGCTGGTCTCCCGGATGATCTCGCTGCGGGATTTGAGCTTTTGCGAAATGGCTTTTTCGTTCGCTGCCATTTCTGCGGATGGATCGATCCATGCCCAGCGGCGTCCGGTGAAGGCGACTTGCTTGTATTTTTCCAGTCGGTCGAATTTGAGCGGCTTGCCAGCGATGAGGATTTTGTTGGCGAGGAGAGAGCGTTCCAACCAAGCCTCGTATATGGGCATGACGAAGCCGCTGATGAGCCATTCTTGCAGGCCCTTCCAGACTTCGCGTTCGTCGAGTGCGCCTTGGCGGATGCTGGAAAAATTGACGCTCGTGAGGTCGCTGGCCAGGTTGTTGTAGCTCACGCCAAGGCCGGAGGAAATCGAGCGAAGCATGGCTTTGCAAAAGGGGTCGAATGCTTGGTCGGGGAATTGCGGGGTGTAGGGGATAAACTCGCGGTTGCCGATGTCCTCGAACTTTCCGGGTTCGGCGTCCATTTCGAGGATGTCGTCGCTGTCGCCGTCGAGGTTTCGGAAAAAGCCCATCTTGCTGGCGGACACGCGAGCGTTCACCACGGCGGCGTCTTCAAAGCCTGCCAACATGCGCATGCGCCAGAGGGCTGTGCGTGCCCACGGGAGGCCGCGCTTTTGGCCGACTCGCTCTGGCAGGAAACGATGGATGACCTGATCGGCGGGCACTCGCTGGAAGCTCTCGCCGTTGTGGTTGATGTAGCCCATCATCATTTCGTCGTAGTTGCGGAAATGGTAGGCGACCGGGCGTCCGTTCGGGTTAAACTCGATCCCGTGGCGGATGACATTGCCGTTGTTCAATTTTTCCCACTTCGTCGGGTTGAGGAGAACGGGGTCGATGAATTGAACCGCAAAGCCCCACTTGTTGAGGTCTTCGCCATACTTCTTGATGCAGATGACTTCGCCGTCCATCGCAGCGGTGGTGACGGCCAGCCGTTCGCCATCGGCGCGGGAGAGTTGTCCGGTGATGTCGTAGTTGCCGCGCTTGCTCCAATCGGCAAAGGCATCCTCGATGGCGCTGCTGGCCACGGTGTCCATCGTGCCACTGGGGTCGCGGATCTGCGCATTGAAGGTGAAGCCTGTCGGGCCTGCGATGTTATCGCGGGCCATTTGGAGGAATTTTTTGAGGTGGTCGTTGTTCTCTGCCTGCTCACGGGAGCGGGCGACGATGCGGCTCCAATATTGAAAAATCCATGCGTCAATCGTTGTCGGTGTGCCTGCCCATGTGGATTCCAGACGGCCAGCGCCTGCGGCTTGCGGCATCCCGGCTGTGGCGAAGCTGCCGATGGTGTCCGAAAGAATGGACCGCGCCGACCAGAGGCGAGGCTGGTCGGCACGGCTTGGCGCGGGCGTCTTCGTGGTGGTGCGGGAAAATAGATCGAAGAGGCCCATGGTTAGATGCGGACGGAAATGGATTGCCCGATGGACGAGATGCCGGATGAGAGTCGGGACTCGCGGGACAGCTCACGCCGCCAGAAGGAGAGGAGCTGAAGGAGTTCGGCGATGCTGTGCCGCTCCAACTCTCTGTTATTTATTTTGTAGCGTTTAGCTTCAAGCGTTGCCCCACCTGCGAGCATGGATTGGATGTGTGCCACGGCGATGCGGGCTTGCGTGCGAACCTCGGCACCGGGGGCGAGTGTGGCAGCGGATTCGCGGATGAGGAGGTCGCCGGTTCCGACGAGGGCGCGGTGTGCGGCAACGGTTGCCCATGCTTCCCAGATGTAATGCCCTGGAATCCAGCCGCTCGTATTCGCGGCGGCGGTGAAGGTGCCTGCCGTGCCTGTGGCGGCGACATTGCGCGATTGCATTCCAGCGAATTGCACAAGGACGGTCGCGGCGGGGTCTGCCGATACCGTAACCTCGAATGTTTCGCCTGCCGTTATTGTCACCATGAATTCACGAAGCTGCCACGGCGCTGGGTGCGCCTGCGTTTTCCGGCAGTGTCTTCGTGAGGTGGGGGGGTGTCTTCTGCGGGGAGTTCCACCGGAGGGGGCATTTCGACCTCTGCGGGCTTGGGCGTGGGCATGGTCTGCCGCCTCCGCAAAGCGAGCTTGTCAAACTGCGGGGCGCGAAGGACGAGGGCGGCGAAGGCGTAAACCCGGCAGTCGAGCGGTTCGTTGCGAGCGCCGGATGTTTTGTGCCATTCCAGCCGGGGGAATCCCTTCACAAATTTCGTCACGGCCTTTTCTGCGGTCAACCCTCGGAAATACTCGGCGCTTCGCCCTTGCGGGAAGTGGCAATATCCAGAGCCGGGTTCCGTGATTCGGAGGCGCTTGTAAACGATGGATTTCGCGGAATCGACGCCGACAATATAGACATCGATGGGGCGTGTGGTTTTTTTCCCTGCCCTGCGGCGGGCGGGGTTGCCGACGATGGGCAAGCCGGGTCCGCCTTGGCCTTTCACGCCGTAAACTCGATCTCCCTTGTGGCGCTTCACATAGCCGTAAACGGCCTGCGTGTTCGAGCCGCCGGTGTCGACGCAGGTGGTTTCGATGACCATTTCGCCGCCTGCCTCGGAGGTCCACCGCTTGCGGAGGTAGTCGGTGAGGTGCGTCCACGGACTGCCTGCCGTTCCTTCGGGAAGGTCAGGGTCTCCGAGAATGACATGATAGGCAACGCTCCAGCTTTCTTCGCCGGCTGCCCATGCGACGACTTCGATTTCGAGCCGGTCTTGCTGGGTGTCCACGCCTGCCGTGAGGATGAGGCCACGGGCGGGAACATCCGCCTGCGGGTAGGGTTCGCACCGCTCGATGAGGGCGTGTTCGCTGATGCGCTCGCCTCCTTCCTCCCATGTCTCGCCGAGGCTGGTGTTAATCCAGACTTGCAAGGTTGAGGGGTCGTCCTTGGCACGCCCATGCTCCGTGGCGATGTCTGCGATGCTTCGCCACGGCGAATAAAGTTCGTTTAAGTGAAATCCCGCGATGCGGCTGGGTCCGGCGCTGGCCTGCCACCGACCACGGGAGACGGCCTGATTTTTTTGGGCGTTGGTGATCGTGCCGTTGCAGGCGGGGCACCGGAGGGTTGCAAGGTCGCGGCGTCCGTCCGTCCAGACGACATTTCCCCACCGCAGCGGGTGCTCGTGTTGGCAATGAGGACACGGCACGAGGAAATGCCGTTGATCGGAAATCTCGAAGGCTCGCTCGATGCGGGAGAGGCCCTTGACGGTAGGGGTTGAGACCATGACGATTCTTCTGTTCCAAAAGTTCTTTGTTCGGGCGATGGCAAGGTTAACCGGATCGCCCTCGGTTCCGGCGCTGGCGGGGTAGCGGTCCACCTCGTCAAGCAGTAGGATGCGGATCGGGCGAGAGGCGAGGCCGCTGGGGGCGTTCGCACCCACAAGCGTGACATGCCCGCCGGGGAATCGTTTGTGCAGGATCGTGTTTCCGCTGTCGCGTGTCTTCGCGGGGCGCACTTTCGAGCGGAGGCTTGGCGAGTCTCGGAACATCGGCGCGAGTCGGTCTTTGCTGAATGTCTCTGCCATGGCCTCGTCCGGCTGCACGAGCATGAGGGGCGAGGGGTCGAAGTCCACGAAGTATCCGATGCAGTTGAGAAGCACCTCGGTTTTCCCCACCTGGGCCGATGACATGACGACAACCTGCTCAATGGTCGGATCGGCAACGGCGTCCATGATGCCGCGCTGGTATTCGGCGCGGTTCGTTCGCCACTGCCCTTTCTCCGCTGCCGCCTCCCCGGAGAGTTTGCGCCGGTGGTCTGCCCATTCCGAAATTGTCCATTTGGGAGGCGGTGGAAGGATGCCAAACAGAGCGGCCATGTGGTCGACCGCTCTGTCGCCTTGTTTGGCCGTCATGTTTCCCAAGCCTCGCCGGCCTCTTCCTCTTCTTGCTTTGGCTCGTTTCGTTTGAGGTAGCGATTTACAACTTCGCGCCCGTTGTATTTTGAGCACTCGGTGAGGGCTTCATGGATTAGCGTCTCGATCATCGCCGCGCATTTGTTTGGGTCGCTCTCGTCTGCTACTCGCGGGCCTGCGGTGTTTGGAATCGCCAGCATTTTTGCCCGGAGGTTTGCCAGCCCCTCCCCTACGACTTCGGTAATGCAGGCAGCATCGTGGAGCTGTCCTTGAATTGCTTGCGATTGTGCTTCGAGGATTTCGGCGCGGGCTTTGTAAACTCTGGTTCTTTGCACTTCGTAGTCGCCGGTTTCATTGTTCTCCCATTGATTTGCTTTACGAGTTCGCAGAAAACGAATGTAATTGTGCGCCGATTGCCAGAGGTCATACGCTCCGCGACTTGTCCGTATTACAACGGCATCGGCAACGAGTTGATGGACTCTTGCCGGGGTGACTCCGAACAGCTCTGCGACCTCATCAACTCCAGCGTTGGAATATCGCCCTTCGCTTTCTTCAGCTTCTCCGTTTCTTTCCGCAAGTTCATACGCAAGTTTTGACTCTCGCGCCGTCAGGGTTTTTCCATCCTTCAGCTTTTGCAGGATGTTTTTAAATTCAGCATCACGAATTTTTTGCGCTAAGTTTTTTGCTGGCTCTTCGGTTTTCATGGTCGTGTCTTTCTGAGTTCTTCACCGACGATGCACGGAACTGCGTTTCTCCATTTTATGCGGTGGTGCATCCTCCGATAAACCGGACCCATATCAGCGACCTTTACACAGCTCGGCGCATACATGACGGAGTAGAATGATTTAACGTATGTGCCAGATTCCAAATAAAGCTCGGTCATTCCGCCTGAGTTGGCTTGCGTTTGCTTCTGGCAGATTCCGATATTGGGAACGGTCAAAAATAAAACCCCGCGCCTGCCTGCGCACGTGTAGGAATTTACGTCTTCGTTGATCCTGCCGAAAAACCGAAAATCGCAAGCGGTATTAAATACGAATGTGTTCATTGCCTTTCGCCTTAGTTTTAACTTCTTCGCCATCGACCCATTTTTTCCGCCGATGAAATCCCCGTTCTGCGCCATCGCAATAGTTGCCGCCTTGCTCACTTTGAGAAAATCCACCATCGCATCGAACACCCCATCCAGATTTGAGATATTTGTTTTATCGCAAAATTGAAGTTTTCCATCCGCTCGATACCGAAAATCTTGGTAATCGTCATCCAGCTCGATGAACCACTCTGCGCCCACTTCTTTCGCTACTTCAAAGCATGCGTTTCGAGCGTAAACGATGGCCCTCCGGTCTCCGAAGTTGTCGCCCTCATCAAAGGTGTCTGAGATTCCTTTTTTGTCGAAGACATGCACCTGTCCCTTGAACCGCTTTTCATATTCGCCCCGGCTTTTGTCTTCATTGTCGATCAGGATAATGACTCGGCCAGTGTAGCCTTGCCGCTTTAAGGCGCGAGCGGTGTGGACCCGATCCGGTCTCCCGTGCGTCATAATGATGGCGACGAAGTTTTTATTCTTCATCATGGGCAGGGTTGTCCTTGTCGAACATTTCAGCGATGTGGTTACTGAACACCACGAACCCTTTTTCGATTGCCTTATCGAAGTCCACGATTACCAGGGCCGAATCTTCCATCAGGTCTTGAACGTGCGGATCCGAGTGAGCGTAAAACTCGGCGATGTTTTCAAAGTCGAATATGGTGTGCCGATGAGCCGCCGCGATCAGGAAGGATTTTAAGGCAGGTTCGATTTTGGCTACTTCGATCTTTTCCATTATCGCCCTTGTTTTTTTCTCATCATAAAGCTCCGCGACTTCCGGCTTTGTTCCCTTTGGCTCATATTTCGGAGCTTCGATTTTTCTGGTGTAGGCGTCCCCGGTTCCCTCCCCTGTTCCGAACGCATCAATTTCGCCGGCATTGAATCCCGTAAGCTCGATATCGAACCCGTCCGCCGTCAACCTGTCCAGTTCCGCCTTTAGCATCGACTCGTCCCATCCTGCATTTAGTGCCAACTTGTTGTCTGCGATGACATAGGCGCGGCGTTGGCTTTCGCTTAGATGCCCTAACCGAAGGCACGGCACGGTTTGCATTTCCAACTTGCGAGCGGCCAGAAGTCGCCCATGCCCAGCAATGATTCCGTTCTCCCCGTCGATCAAAACGGGATTGGTAAACCCGAACTCTCGGATTGAAGACGCTATTTGAGCAACTTGCGCATCGCTATGGGTGCGACTGTTTGCAGCATAAGGAATTAAAGAGGCAACATTTATGCTCTCGATTTTCTTTGGAATCGTGATATTCATTTTGTAAAATCAAACGGCAGTTTTTCGGTCAATCTCTAACCAAACTCTGCAAGTTTCCGTCTACCCGCACCCGTCCCCCCGTGGAAGAACCTACTACCCCCCCGGCTGGTGGCTGGTCGTAGGCTTTGAGTGGGTATCGATATTCGTCTGGCTTGCGGGCGCAGAGGTTGCGCACCCATTTGACCGTGAGACCATAAGCGACTGCGACTTGCGCGTGTGTCTTTCCTTCTGCTACGGCAGCACGGATGCGTTGCTGTCTTTCAAAGACGGCGATGTGGTGGCAGGTTGCCAGCGGTAAGAGCATGCCGCAGAACTCCCTTTGCATGAGCTTTGCCTTCTCTTCGCCGATTGTCCGAACGAGATAGCTGTCCGGTGCCAGCTTTCCTTTTGGCACATACAGGCAGCGATACAGGCAGGACATGGCAAGGGCTAGCGTGGCCTCGCGTCCGATGACATCCGCAACGACTTGAGCCGTGGGTGGTAGAGGGATTTCAGAGTTCATGCGCCTCCCCTTTGTCCTGGCGTTGCTCATCGAGGTCGATTGCCTCCATCATTTCCCTGCTGATCTCGGCAATCGAGCCGCGATGGTTTGGCTTGGCGTGTGCCATGAGCGTTGCCCATAGCACGACATAACCACGGGCTGCGTGATGAGCTGTCCCGTCTTTGTATTTAAGCGAGGAGATTTTCAAGGTTGAGGCTTTTCTTGAGTGTGTTAAGTGCGTTTCGGCGAAGGGTTCGGGTTTGGCTGAGAGTGAGGCCTTTTTGTTCCGCGATAGTTTTGAGAGGCAGGTTTTTGAAAAAACTGAGGCTGATGATTTCCTTTTGAATTTCTGGCAGTTGCTCAATGTGCTTCCGGACTTCGCGCCGGTTTTCCTTTAATGACGGCACGAGAGAGCCTTCCGAGTCGTTATTTTTTTCAAATAGGGCGACTCGACGCCTCCGAGTGCGCAGGAGGTCAAAGGCCGCTCTGCGAGCGATGCCGATAAGCCACGGCATAACCGGCGACCCGGCGCGGAATGTTCCGGCCTTCTGCCATACCTTGAGCATGGCGGTCTGGAATATGTCACCGGCATCGTCAGCCGGGACGATTGAGGCGATGATGCGCGTGACCTCTGGCTGAGTGAGGGTGAACAGCTCGGCCATCGCGTCTTGGTCGCCGGTGGCGATGCGTTGAAGGCAGGATGTCATTGCGTCCTCGCTCATTTCTTTAGTTCCTTCCATCGTTTCAATGTGTCTGCAATTCTTTCAGATGTTTCGGTTAATAATGCAGAATCGTGCGATCCGAGGCAGTGTGAGGCGATAACGGCCAGATCGTATGCAACGGCCCGCGCCTCGTCTCGTTCGTGCCTTGCCTGCGCCAAAAGCTCCCACGCCTCCACCTCGCACTTGTAGTTGTGAATTGCAGTAAGCGCCTCATCCCTCTCCAAACAGCAAGCCAACTCCAAAAACTCCTCCAAGTGGATGAAGTTGCCGGGGTTTTCAGCCAGCAGCCGTTTGTAAAGAGCGTCCGTCTCAGGCGTGTCACTCATTCCTCGCCCCCCTTGTAGATTTCTCTGGGGTCGATTATCCCGGCCTCCGCTTTGCATAGGTCGGATGGTCGGCATCCGATTTGCCGAGCGAGTTGAAGGATGGTTTTTCTCTGTAATCTCCGTTGGTTCTTGTATTTTTCGCCAAGTTTTTGCCATTCGCGCATGATTTCGGGACATTGGCCGGCGGCATTGCACCGGCGACACTCGATATCGATTCCCGCCGTGTTCATGTTTGCATGGCTCTCGATTCCCGATCCGTTGCAAGTCCAACATTTTATCATGCTCATTGTCCGTCCCTCCATACCGCTGTAATGCGTGAAAATTCGATGAGCCTCCGCATGATCGGCTCGCCTCTGTCCTCGCTGAACATCTTGCAAAGCACATCGCTCTTGGCGTTGGCTGTCCAGATTGTCGGCAGCATGTTTGCCGTGCGGTGTTCCAGCACGGCGTAAAGTTCCATTTCTCCCCGCTCGGTCATGCGTTGCTTGCCGAGGTCGTCGAGAAACCACACGCTTGCCGTGTAGCAGGCGCAGAGGTCTTTCTCCGCTTGCGCCTTGCGTGCCTTGTCATCGGCGAATTGATCGACGCATATTTTCCCGAATGCTGTCGAGGTCATCGCCGCACATCGATGGCCTGCTTGCACCATCCGGTTCATCAGCAAATAAGCCGCCCTTGTTTTGCCTTTGCCAGCCATCCCCACGAAGCCGACTCCCACCGGATTCCATGTCCAGGTGAAAGCCGCCTCGCGGAAGCGTGCATGGATTCGTTCGGGGTCGGTGTTGCGGTAGAGAGGCGGGCAAATCGCCAGAAAGGCATCCTCCCGCGCTTTTTTCTTCGCCTCCGCTATCCTGACCCTTTCGGCGTTCTCCGACGCCTTGCAGGCCCGTTCTTGGCACGCCTCGCACCGTGTCTGCGTGAAGATCGTCCTTCCGCCAAACTCCACATCGTGCGGAGTGAACCCCATTGCGCAGTCCGAGCAGTCTCGTGTTGTCATCGTTTGCATGTCGTTCAATAGCTCCATTGTGATTTTTGTGCGGGGATTGCTGGGCTGGATTTTTTGAGCCAACCGAAAAAGCCCCGTTGGTTTGCTGTCGTTCCTTTGCTGGCGCAGTAACGCTGAAAGGTCTTCAGCTCGCCATCGACATCGCGGTCAGGGAAATTCCGCCGCATGTTCTCCAACCATTCCGCGTTTTCCGTTTCAAGGTCGCCGACTGGCTCCTCGCGCGTTGGTAGGTCTGTAGGTATACTCTTATTCTTCTCTTCTTCTACTCTAGGTAACTCACCAAGCGTTAGCGGAGCGTTACCTTTTCTGCTCTTGTGCGCTGCCACTCGTTTTGCGGTAAGCCCCCTGTTTTTAGCTGTTTGGCCGTTGTGCCGCTCAAAGCGTGGGAAGGAAAGGAGGCCATCGCGTCCTTCCAACCAACCGACTTTGCGGAGCGCCTCAGCGAAACCTTGGCAGTTTGTCAACCTGTCGAGCGTTACCGTGGTAACGCTGATTGCGTTACCTGTTAGAGTGTGCGTATCGGCCCATGCCCAGACCTTCCAGAGCATCCCGACTATGTGGAGCGGGTCACGATCCAGCATACAAGCTATGGAAAAAACTTCCGGCTTTGTGTCGAGTGAAACCTCTACTTTGATCCATTCACCGGCCATATTAAAACGGTATTTCCTCCCCCGTGTCGTCATGCGTCCGGCCTTGGTATCGGTCAGCCGGTCCCTGCGGTTTCCCTGCTGGAACGCTTGCCTTTTTGAGATACTTCCAGTTCCCAATGATCGGGCCGCGCTCGCCATTGTCCCGCCGTTCCTTGGAAATCTCCTGCGTTACAAAGCCATCGTTCCCAAACTGGTCAGGCCCGCCCTTGTTGGCAAAGAATGCCAGCCCGACATATTTCCCGTTCTTGCCGACATAGATTTCGCCCTTCTCGATCTTGGTGACATTGATGCTGGCTTTAATCATTTGCTTCTTCCGTGGTCTTTTCGTATTTCCCGTTTTTCCAGAGCCATAATTCCCTCTTTGTTGTCTCAATGGTCGCCGCATCCTCGCGGGCGTTTTTGCGTAGCGCCCGGATGACTGCGGTTAGCTCCATGTTTTCGGTGAGGAGTTTTTGAACCTCGGTTTGAAGGCGTTTGTTTTCTTGTAGGATTTCGTTCATTTCATTTCTGAGATTGTGATTTCAGCCCACGAAGCAGACCGCTCGTGTGCGTATTTTTTGTGTATGAGCGCCGAGACAATTTGCGCATCGTCGCGCCAGACTCCGATTTGCGTGAGGGCGTCCGTTGCCGCTTTGAAAATGTTGTCGGCGTCCGGTTTACTGGTTTTCCACTCTGGGGCGGTTGGTTTGAGAGCGCCTTTGCTCGTTAGGTGGGATTTTGGGCGGGCGAAGTGACACCACAGCGAGACCCGAATCGGGACATCCGCCATAAGGTTCTGAGCGCCGGCCTTTGTCGCCGCCTCCGCGATGGCACTCTTCCATGCCTCTGCCGTGCCGGGGTCGTAAACGCGAGCGGCGAATTTGCCTCCCCCCATGTTGCGGGCGAAGGCTTTTGGCCGTGGTTGGCCTTTTGGCTCGGCAAAGACTTGGAAGGTGATGGCCTTCATCCTCGGCAGTAAATCGCTGCGCGGCGGATCTCAGCCGCCCGTTGCGTCATCTCCCGCGCTTGGTGTTCCAGCCAGTTCGCGGCGTGGGCGATTTCGTTGCAGTCTGCGCACGATGCCGCCTTGTAGCCTCGCTGTCCGCTGATGACCTTGCCCCCGCTGGCGTTGGCCAATGCCCGGATCGTGCGGTCGTTGCAGTCCGGTTCCTCCAAGGCCCGCGCCGAGACCCATGTCCCGGCGCGAGCCAACCGCGCCACAAAAACCTCAACACGCTCTGGCGTGATCTTCGGTGCGCCCTTTTTTGGACGGAAAAGCTCAAGTTGCATCGTCATATGGCAAGCTCCTGCTGTGCGGGGTTGCTCACATTCTTCTCGGTCTCATCCGTGGTCTTGACCGCATACGAGAGGCGAACTTTGAGATTCCGAGTCGGCCCGCTGTGGTCGAGCTTCACCGCGATGCTCACGCTGCCGTTCTGGTCTTCGCTGTCCGAGACCGCCCGGAGGATGCCGATCCAATGGGTTTCGAGGATGTCGCCCACGAGCGCTTTGGCTTCCTCAAGCTCGATGTCGTTGTAATCTTCCATATTACTTAGCCCAGCGCGGCAGGGTGATGGTTTCGATCTCCTGCGAGTAGGCAGGCCAGATTCCCGACTCCTGGCATTGCTCCAAGAGGTCGAGTTGCCGGGTGTTCTTTTCCCGTCCGAGGGCGATGCTTTCGGCGTCGAGGCAGTAAACCCCGACCGCATAAGGCGCGACTTTTTCCACCGCGATGAACAGGAAGAAACTCGCTTCCAGAAGGTCCATGTAATACGCCGCCTGTTGAGCATAGCCAAAAGCCGCGATGGATTTTGCAAAGCCTTCCGGTGATGCGTCCTCCGTGGTCTTGATGTCGCCGATGGTAGTCGCCCCCTGTGAGTCCACGGCTACGATGTCCAAACGCCCCTTGAGCAAAAGCCCCTCCGGGTTGTTCCGAACGATGCGCCGGAAAACGGACACCTCCCGCTTGGCTTCGCCAAGGATCGCCGCCGCTGCGGGGTGGGATGCCACCGATACCGCCGCGCCCTTGAGCGCCTCGTTTTGCTCTGCTGATATGATCGGCAGCGTTTGCGCGTCCCTCCATGCTTTGCCCTCTTTGGTGGTGAAGTTCATTCCCTCCGGGCGCACCGCAAACGACCCCTCCAACCTGTGCGGCTCCAATGCCGCACGGTGGAGAAGCGTTCCGAATACCATGGCGGGAGTCGGTTCGCTCTTTGGCTGCGTGAGTTGCGCGAGGTAATGCGCAGGGCTTTTCCCCATTGATTTCAGGGCCGAAATGTTGACGCCTGTGGCTGCGCGGTAGGTATCCTCCGCAAGGTCGAAATAAACCCCCTCCGCTCCGTCTTGGAAGGCGCTCATTTTGCGCCCTCCTCGATAGCTGTGAGGATTTCGTTGAGGTCTGCGAGTGCGGCATTTGCGGCATCATCCGAGAGTTCGGAGACCAGCTTTGATTTGCCTACCAGTTGCGGGGCCGTGGCTTTTAGTGCTTTGAGGAAATCCGCCTCCGAGACGCTCGCGTCCGCCAGCGCAACCTGGATCGTCTTTTGTGGTGTGTCCGCCTCGAAAACTGGCAGCTCCTCACTGGCCAAAGCGGCGGCGGCGGTTGTTTGCACCGGCTCACCCATTGGAATGTCGTCCTCGATGTCCTCCGGCTCCACCGCACGAGGGCGGAAAACGGGCTTCGCACCGGAAACGATTTGCACTTGCCCGGAAATGTCCCGCGCTTCGTCCTCGTCATGGATGCCGCTCACGCCGAAGGCCAAGCGGATTGCTTGAATGATCGCCTTGTTGCGAATCATTCGGCGAGGCATTTGGTTCCACGGGTCGGTGTTGCGTTTGCACTCCTCGTAATACTCAGTGATTTTTACTGGATGGCTGCGGTCTTTGAGATAGATCGTCCCCGTTGCGTGAGTCGGTGTTTTGCCGTCTCCGTAAACCTCGACATCCATGCCGTCGAAATTCGGTTGGCGGTTGGCGATTTTGATCCATCCGTCCACCCCCACCATCGGAGTGATGCCACCGCCCTTTTTCGGAAAAGCATAAAGCTCCTTCAAGATCGGGTTCAGCTCGTAGGTGTTGGCGGTTACGACCAACGCGAGAAGCTCGTCATCGGTTGCGCCTTTGAAGACCGTGTTTTTAAGGGTGGAGTGGAGCTTTGCCGGGTCCACATTGCAGCGCGAAGCCATCACAGCCAGCGCGGAAGGTTTTTGTTGCGGTGCAACGATTATTTGGTTAGTCATTTTTTGTTACTCAGTTTTTGGGTTACTCATCGCCTTCGTCAGGTTGCCGCCCGTCGAAGGCGCTTTTTTGTTCCGGGGTGGAAAATTGTTCAGTCCTCGTCGTCGAACTCTTCCCAGCGGCGTCTGCGCTCTTGGAAGTCCCTCATCTGCTGGCGCATGGAATCGCGGCCCAGCATGTAAGAGGCGAGGCACGAGCCGAGGGTCAGCACGGCGATGGAAATGGCGAGCGTGGCGCTCATTTTCTCTTCCCCTTCTTGGCGCGTGGTTGCGGAGGCTCAGGAAACCGCGCCCAGAAGAGAGGCGCATCCGGCAGGCGGTCGGCGGAAATATCCCGCCATGTCTCCCCATCCAGAAATCCGGTTGTGACATCCCCGTCCTCGAGGGCGACGATCACCGTCTCGTCGGCATCCGGCAGCTCGTCGGTGGACGCGATCCATTCGATGGTGGAAGTCATTTCGCTCTCCCTTCCGGCTTGCAAGCCTCAGCCAATTTGCCAGCATCATTGAATGAGCGATCTTTGGTATTTCCACCTTCGAGTTCGGCAGACAGAGAAGCCGGATTATCCAGAGGCTTTGGCCGATTGTTATGTGTATGACAAAGACTACGATTCGGCTCGTCGGCGCTTGGACCGCTATCTGGAAGAGTATTTGCTTGTCCCCTTAGTTTGGGGCGAAAGCGGTCCGATAGAGCTTCCGCTTCCTCCCGAGAAGCCACTACTTGCACTTCATGCAGACAGAGCCGTTCGCAATGGCCTGTCTGTGTCGCTAACGACATGGCCGAAGGACGATTGATGGTCATCATTTCGCTTCCTCCACCAGTTTGACCTTCAGCGAGGAGCTACCGACCGGACGCACTTTGGCGACCAGTTGGAGAATTTGATAGGTCGCAGACGATGCGGCATCCCGATCCTTCAACGGCGTATCTGACTCTTCCCACCAGTCCGCAAAGTCTTTTCGGATAAATGTCTCTGCCCCTGCGCGGGTCTCGTAGGGACCGAAAATGTTCATCATCCCGACCTTCTCGGCCTCGGTGTCGATCACGTAATAGGCACTCATCGGGAGATCCTCCAGGTTGCCCAAGCCAGCCCGACGAGCGGGGCGATGGTGCCGAGGTATTGGATGAAATAGCCGAGCGAGCGGCAGACGGATTGCGGGTCGTGTAGGTCGATCATAATTTGGTTGGTGTGACATGCGCGGCTTGAACGCCGTGCTTTTGAAAAAACTTGATGCGGGCATCCCCGAACCCGCAGGCGCGGATCGTGTCGGTGATGTCGCCTGACTGGCAGAGGTAGAGGCGATGGGATTTCATTTCGCGGGCCTCCGGTTCGATGTCGCGCCGATCTGGTCAGACAACCATTGGCGGAAAGGCTCCTCAAAAATCCTCCAGCCTCCACGGTCCGAAAGCGGTTTGCAGGCCGAGAAGGTTCCGCGCCGAATATGGCGGAGAATTGTCTCGGTGTGCGCTCCGGTTTCCTCGGCGGCTTGCTTCACGGTGAGCGTGCCTTTCATTTCGAGGCCCTCCGCTTGTTGCTTTTGGCCTCGCTCGCCATTTTTTCCCGAAGTGCTGCCGCAATCAGTCTGCTGACAGGGGTGCCAAGCACTTCACTTTTCTCCTTCAGATACTCCATGAGGTTTGAAGGAAGACTTACGCTCGTTCTCTCGTATGCAGTGTGCATGGCTCATACCGATATGATCGATCATATCGGCGTGCAAGAAAATTTCCAAAAACGGGTCAATAAGTAGATCACCCCACATCAAGAAAACTCTTGACACGCCCATAAACACTAAGTCTGCGGGCGAAAAAAAATTTTAATGGTCGTTTGATTTTTTCATATCCGGTGTTACTGATATGATATGAGCACCAAAGAAAAATTCCCTCGAATCACCATCACATTGCCGCCAGACCTACTGTGTTGGGTCAAAGAAAAAGAGGCCAGTCTGAACGCTAAAGATCGCCGCATGAAAACCTCTGTAAGCGCCATCATTGCGGATGCCGTTGATGAAATGAAAAAGCGCGAAGAACTCAGCCAAGCCATGCCCGACATGCCCCGCTACCGTCTCAATGAAGACCCCCCTACGCCCCAGGACACATTGATCCGGCCCTCCACCGAGACCTTAGATGGTGGATTATCAACAGCTACGACGGCCCGCTACCAGAAGGGTGGACGGCGCAAGTCATAGACCTGACGGGGGAATAAAGCCTACCAATCCGCACTCAGACCCGCATGATTGCAGGTTTTGGAAGCGATGTATTATTGCGATCTGTTCGCGCCTAATCTGAGGTGCAAGTCGGCAGCTTTGCTCCAAGTTGATTTTCTACGAGATCATCCAACGCCAAATTTGCCATAGGAAAAACAGCGCTATCAGCAACATCAAGCACCCGCACCCTGCCTGGCACCCGGACAAGGCATCTTTTTTTTCCTTCTCTTTTTTCTTTTCAATGCCAGCCACATTTTGCTTCCAAGCTTGGTATTCATCTTCATCGTAAAGATGCTTGTTTTTATCAATCAGTTCAGACGCCTCTTTTTTACTGAAATCCCCATAGATTCCGTAGAACTCTAAGCGTCGAATCTGCCCCTCTGTCGCACCGTCCTCTTTGCGTAAAATCTCTGTGATGAGGTCGCTCGCCTCGCCCTTTGTATCAGGTGCTTTGTAGCCTTTTTCCTCAATCAATTCTCGTTGCCGGTCCGTGATTGGATCGAAGCGCCAATCATCATTGGAAGCATTTTTTTCAGGCATATTAAAAGAATGAATGTCTGACAACGATCCGCCAAGAATTTTTCAAACCGCCCACCAAGCCCGCCAATCTGCACGGCGCGAAGGAACGGCATAGACTCGCTTGACCATTGCTGTCGTCGAATGCCCAAGCTGGTGCGCAGTCTTGCCAGCGTCCTGCCCACGCCCCAGGTGATAGGTGGCGAACGAATGCCGCAGGGCGTTTTCTGGAAACTGCGACCACGGCACCTTGCCCGCCTCGTGTAGCCTCACAATGAGCGCCTGACGCTCTGCGTAAATCCGCAGAGAGGCCGGGGGCAGAATCAGTCCCTTCTTTTTATCATCTTGAAAGAACGCCGCCCTTCGCGTCAGCGGCTCGGTTAAATCAACGATACGCTCTGGCAGTCCGCTGGATTGCTTGGAAACCTCCCGCCTGATCTCGATCTCTCCCCTCGCGGCGTCAATATCTTCCCAGCGCATCCGCCTGACCTCGATAGACCGCAGCCCCGCAAACCCTCCCAGGAGAAACCACGCCCGCAGCTCGTCGCTCATCTCCTCGGCCAAGATCGTCGCCATTTCCCCGGCTGTGACAAGCGACCGCTTCGCCTCGGCCTTTGGCGCTCGTATCCTCCGCAGCGGATTCCGGTCGATAAGCTCCATATCCACACACCATGCGAAAAACCCGCTCGCGTAGCGGTGCCATCCCGCCCGTGTGGTCGGTGATCCTTCGATGCCGTCAAACCATTTTCCAGCCTTGATCGGCGTCACATTCGCCACCGGCCCGTCGAACTCCTCCAGCAACTTGCCGCAAACCCGCTCGATTTTGTCTTTATGAGCCTGTGAAGACTTGGATTTGGTCGCAACATAATCCCTCACCGCAGATTTCATCGAAAGCCCTCCCTGATCCTTTTCCCGCAGCCCCTGCGTCCCTGTCTTTTGCAACGCCTCTAAAAGAGCAGGCCCCGCCGCCCATGCCTCCGCCTCCGTTTTGAAAAACCGCTTGATCCTGCTGCCCGACACCGACGCCGGAATCTCCAGTTTCCAAGTGCCGGGTCGTGCCGTGTGCTGGGTAACAAAGTATCGGGCTTTCATTTCGAGGGCCTTTTGTTCGAGGTCTCGCCGATCCGGCCCGCCCACCATTGGTTGAAGGACTCAGTAAAAATCCGCCACCCGCCACGATTCCCGAGTGGCTTGCAGGCCGAGAACGAGCCTTTGTAAATGTGCATCTTGATCGTCCAAGGGCATGCCCCGGTTAGCTCGCAGGCCTCCTTAATGGTGATGGTGCCTTTCATGTTACCCAACTGTTACCCGTGTTACCCAAAAAACCAAGAAAAAACGCTTTTGCAAGTAATGGCAGTTTGTGCGGTGTAGCGGCAACAAAAACCCGCCAACCCGCACCCAGAGCGCCAAAGAAGCCCTCCCACAGAGTGCCGGCGGCGGGACTCGAACCCGCACACTCCTTTCGGAATAAGGGATTTTAAGTCTGTTTTTGGTGTTTGCAAATCAACGGCTTGCGTGGCTGTTACCCGCTGTTACCCGATTAAACGGATTTCGCCTTTTTGAATATCGCAAACGACCTCGTATTGTTTCCCGCCTCCCCCGGCTGGTAGTAGCGACTCGATGAACTTCCCTCGGCTCATCGTGCCGCGCTGGCGGTCGAGCTTGGCCCAGCTTTCGGGCTGCATGGAGACGCTGCGCGTCACGGCGGTTCGGCCTTTGGCGTTGGCTGACTTCTTGCCTTGCGGGCGACCCGCTCCTTTGCGCGGGCCGCCGTGGGTGGTTTTTTTATCAAGCATTGTAAGATGCGCAGACTACGCCTTGTTTCATGGATGAGATCGCTTGGCCGATGAGTTTACACTTAACATTTGCTGGAGCGACCCAGTAGCTCCTTTCTTCCCACCATTCAATCAATTCTGGTTTTCCATTTGGGTCTATTTGCCGCGCGGTGTTTTCGTCTGGAGCGCAAACAATGGCTGAATCGTAGGTGTCCCACTCAACGCGATCAACTGGTTGAGAAATAAGGTAAAGATTCATTTTTTTGTATAGGTTGTGGCGCGGGGATCGAACCCGCGCCGGGTGGGTTGTTAGGCAAGAGCTGCTGTGGCTTGTTTTTCAGACTCGAACCAGTTGATGAAGTTTCCAGCGGCATCAAAGGCTTTCCATTCTGTAGCCGAGAAACAATGAACGATTCCGAGTGGTGAGAGTTTACCGCCAACAACTGAGAAGATCATTTTTGAGTTTTTGTCGGCGGGGTCTGTGATTTTGATGAGTTTCATTTTTCGTTTTGGTTTTTGGTTGAGTTAATTATCCGAGGCGAGCGGCAAGCCAGCGGACTGCGCCTGCTTCGGTTTTGAATGTTTTGGAGGCGCTGAATGTGATGGCTGTAAATGTGCCGTCGTTGTTGCGGGTGATTCCGCGTGTCAGGCTTTCGTTGTTGCTCATTTGGATTTTTGTCGTGGTGTTGTTTTTCATAACGCAATCAATCTCTCATAAACTTGATTTCTCGTCAACAACTTTTTTCAAAAAGATAAAAATAATTTTGCTGGCCCGCAGAGGTAGATTAAATGCGGTTCTGCGAGGGGGTGAGTTTTTTACTCGAAAGAATTTGTCTCAGGATTCCACGTGACCGCCTCGATGTTTCGGCCTGCGGGGGTCGATGGATTGTTGGCTGCGCTGGTCGTGTTCGGGGTGGCCTCGGCGTTGCTTGTGCTGGAGAGGTCTTTGATTTCGGCCTGCACGGAGGTCGTGAATCCGCTGGGGCTGAGAGAGTGCGTGACGGTTTTTATCGTCCAGCTTTTGTTCATGGCGTCGGGGAATCCGCTCAAGGTTATCAAGCCCTCGGCGATGATGTCGGGTCTGCCGGACATGGAGAGCGTTATTGATTCGCTGCCGCGCTCGCTGGATTTAAGGAATGATTTGGCGGCGTTTTTGGCGGCGGTCTCGTCGGGGTAAAGGTTTGGGGCCTCGTAGTCCGCGCCGCTGCCTTCGCCGTCCAGCTTGAATGAGTTTGTCTCGCCTGTCTCTGGATCGTGCCAGCGGGTGGTCGCGCTGCCGTATTTTGTGCGCTGCGAAAATTGTGCGCTGTAGCTGGCGACCTCGCTCTTGGTGATCGTCGGGCCGGGGATGAGTGCGCCGGTGATGCTCGCGCCGGTGGATCGCGGCAGGAAGAGGAGACGCCCGAATGTGGGCTTCATGAGCGCCTCGTAGTCGCGGGCGAGGCGCGTGAGGAGGTTCATGTTGCTCTCGTTGGTCTGGTCCAGGTGGGGAATCGTCACCGTGTAGTATTGCGGGGCGATTCCGGGGATGAGGCCACACTCGGCGGCGATGTTGGTGACGAGCTGGCCGAGAGTGATGTTGTCGAAGCTGCGGGTTTTTCGGCTTTGGAATGGCGTGAATCCGCCCGCCGCCGCGAAGGGGGCGGCCTTGCCGGATAGGCTCATGCGTTCGGGGAAACCGGAGAGGCTGATTTCATCGATGACGAATTTGCCTTTGTCCACCGTGTTTCCCTCGTAGCCGATGGCGATGCTCAGGATTTCGCCCTCGGAGGGGATCGGGAGTTTGCCGTCGTGGTTGGAGAGTTCGATGGAGACCGTATCGGCCTGCTCGGTCGAGTTGTCGGTAATTGTGAGCGAGGCGAGGCGTTGCGCGTAGGTTTTCGTTAAGTCGCCGCCTGTGCCGGTGATTCGGAAATCGGGCTTCATGGCCTACGAGAAGAGCGAGACCGTTTCTTTTGCTTTCGGCGCTTCGATGATTGGAAGGACGATGTAGAGGCCAGCAGGCAGATATGGGCCTTGCTCTGCGAGGCGCAGCGAGCGGTTGACCTCAAGCACGGTTTCCACCTGTTGCCCGTAGGTGGAGCCGTAATGCCGGTGGCAGATTTCATCCAGCATGTCGCCTTGCTTGGTTTTGTAGACATTCATCGCAGTAATGATCCAAGAAGCCCGGAAACGGAAACATTGAAAGGCCCGATCTTTAGCGTCACCTCGGCGTATTTTTTGAGGTTGATCTGAAAATCGATTTTTCGGGGCGTTCCGTTGCTCCAGAAAACTTCCTGCGCCTCGTTGACCGATTCGACGACCCAGAGGCCGTAATAATTTCCTGTGCCAGTTACCAGCGGCAGGGCGATTCCGAGGGAGGCTTGCACGCGTATTTGCGACATCTGGCCAAGCCCGCCTTTGTATTCGGGCAGGATCGTTCCTTGGAGAGAGATGGTTTCCGAGTCGTATCCGCAATATTGCATGAGCGGGGCTTGACCGAATCGTTCGACTTCTTCCCATTTGTAGGAGCTTTGCCGTTCCAACTGCTGATATGCGGCAGTCGAAATCGAGAACCGGAAAGCGCCAAGGGCGAGCATGGTGTCGTTTGCCATGGTTAGTCGTAGAGGGCGCCACCAGCAAGGGCGGCTTGGCGTCCATCGAGGCGGGCGAGCACGAGGTCGGCCAGCGTGCGCTCGTTCATGCCGGGGCTGGCGGTGATGTTGATGGTGATCGTGCGGTTGTCGTTGCTCACGCTGCCGCCTGCGCGGTGGTTGGGGATGATCGACCCGGAGGATGAGGGTGAGAAGATTTCGGGGCCTCGCTCTCCGACGAGGTAGTTTTTGCCAGCGGACACGGGTCCGCCGGCTGCGCGTGCGCCGTCAATCGGTGCGGGGGCGTCGCCGCCTGTGAAGACGCCTTTGATTGAGCTGCCGAGGTTGGCGAATTTTTCGCGCACCCATGAGAACCACGCGCCGATTTTGCCTGTGAGGCGGTCGAAGGCTCCAGCGATTGAGTCGTAGATGCTTGTTCCCATCTCCGCGATGGCCATGGTGGTGTTGTTGACCCATTCGCCGATTGCGCTGCCCATGTTTGAAATGAATCCGGTTGTTGCCGTCCATGCTTCGTTGAGCGCCCATGCGTAGGTGTCCCAGTTGTCGGCCACATGCTTGACGGCAAAGCCAAGGGCGACCACTCCAGCGGCGACAACGGCGACCGTGCCGATGATTGGCAGGAGTGCTGCGCTTCCTCCTGCTGCGGCTGCGGCCATGCCCCAGAGTCCTGTCGTGAGGGAGACCACTGCGGGCAGCGCCATCACGATAGATGCGCCAAGGGAAACCACGGCGGCGATAGCCGGGGCAAATGCTACGGCGGCGATTCCGACCAGCACGGCTTTTACACCTCCGACAGATTCGATGAATGGCCAAGCGGCCTTGCCCATTTCGACCAGGCTTTTGGCCATGTCGCGGATTTGCGTGCCGATGATGGGCCCGTTGGTTTTGATCCAGCCGCCGAACTCTTGCGCCATGGCTTTGATGTTGGGCGCGTTTTCTCGGATGAATGATCCGAGGGAGGTCATCAGCTCAGTGAGCACGGGCAGGAGTTCGCGCCCGATTATGTTCTGTGAACCTTGGAGGGCGAGGTTGAATTGGCCCATCGCCTCGTCGAACGCATCGCCCATTGCCATGTCGGAATCACTGAGGAGGTATCCGGCATCCTTGGCGGCTTGGGCGTAGCCTTGCAGACCTTCCTTGCCGAGGTTGAGGAGGTTCGGGATTTTGCGCCCTGCCTTGCCAAAGATGTCTGTGGCGATTTTGGCTTTGTTTACGCTGCCGGTGTATTTGGAAAACGCCTGCGAGATCGTGGCGAACTGCGAGGCAGGGTCCATCTTTTGGAGTTTGCCGATGTTTAGACCAAGCTCGCTGAGTGCTTCGCCCGTCTTGTTGCCGTCTTCGCCCGCCTCGACCATGCGGATGTTCATTTCTGAAAGCGCCTTGTCGGCCATTTCGGCGGAGGCTCCGACTTGGCTTGCGGCGTAGCGCACGGAGAGGAGAAAATTTGCATCCGTTCCGAGGGTCGCGGCGCCTTCCGCTGCGGAGTCTGCAAAGTTGCCGAAGCCGGTGCCGAGTTTCCACACGGCAGCACTGGCTCCTGCGGCGGCTGCGCCGATGGCGACGAATCCGCCTGCGGTGCGTTTCAGAACGGTTTGAAAGTTGTCGCCTATGGGTTTGATCTTGCCCCACGAGTCCATCACCTTTCGGGTGGCGTCGGCTTTGCGTTGGAGGGCGGCAAGCTCTTTGCCGAGCGTGACGGTATCCGCGCCGGATTCTTTCATCGCCGCACCGACTTCTTTCATGCGGGTTCTGAGCTTCGACATCGAAGCGCCGAGAATCTTGGTGTTCCCGGTGACGGCGGCAAACGACGATTTTAGCGAGCCAGCAACGGCCCCGCCGATCTCGATTGTCGCTTTGAATTTTTTTTCGGTCGCCATTTTTATTTAGGAAGTTTCCCGCACCAGTCCACAAGCTCCTCGGCGGTCATTTCGCTGATCTCTGCGAGGCTCCATCCGGTGTGGCTGGCCAGTGCGAGAGTGCCGCGCATGGCGTCCTCCCGCGTTAGCCTAAAAAACCGGAGAATGCCTTCTGGAGCTTCTTGTAATCGCCGAGGTCGAGGTCGCGGATTTCGGCAGGCGTCACCATGCAGAGGTTGGCGAAGGCGAGAATCTCTGTCTCTTGATCACTCTGTCCTTTGCTTCCTTCTTCAGCCGCCAGCATGTCGCCAACCTTCGGCCTGCGGAGGGTGAGGCGGCTGCACTCCACGCCTTCGATCTTGATTGGAAAATCGAGGGCGATTTCGACGGTGGATTTTTTGCTCGCCATTTTTGCGCGGGATTAGATGCCGATTGCGTTGCGCTGTGCTGCGAGGCGGTCCACTCCGTTCACCACACGGATCATGTTCGGGATGTCGATCTCGTTGATGGTCCGGCCTGCTTGGGTGTATTTGTAGCTGCGGAGGTCCATCGTAAAGGAGATGGTCGATTTTTCGCCTGCTTTCCATGCGCCAGGTTCCATCGAGCGGATCGTGCCGTTCATGTAAACGACTACGGGCGTCACTGAGCCATCGAGACTTTCGAGAGCGCCACGGGCCACAAGCGGCACGGTCTGGCCTTGCCCAATGCCCCAGAGGTTGAGGACATTTTCCTCGTAGCCTGAGAGGACGAAGGAGGCTTCCAGTTTTTCCTGTCCCATTTCGACGGCCACGGTGGCGTCCATACCACCAGCGCGGAAGTCTTCGACCACAAGGCCGAGGGTCGGGAGTTGCAGTTCGTCGCAGACGCCTGCAAAGCCGCGCCCGTCCACATAGAGGTTGTAGTTTTTGAGGATTTTCGATGCGGTTGCCATGGTCTTTTTTTAGTTGAGGATTTCGGTGAGGTATTCGTTGGTCAGCTCGCCACGGAAAACGATGTGTTCGGCGGGATACGGCGGCGAGAAATCGAAGTTGAAATAAACTTTGCCGAGTTGGATGTTTGCCGGGGTGTTGAGGTCTGGATCGGCCCAGCACTTCCCGCCGAGGATTGCGCCTTGGTTTTTGAGGCTGGCGAGGTAGGCGTTGACGGACTCGGTGACATCTTCGAGGTAGGTCTTGGAAATGAGGCGGTCCACTGCCCAGAGGTGGGCGCGTTGGAGGCTGTCGAAAATGAGGTCCGCTGTGCGGCGGACATTTACAAATTGGTATTTTGCATCGCTCGATCCGGTCTGGTTTCCCCAGAGGCGGAATCCCCCGCTGCGGATGAATGTGGCGACATTGCCGAGGTTGAGCACATTTGCCAGCGAGGAGGTATCACCGAGGACAAAATCAACGCTCTTGTCGATATTCTCGATGCCGAAAACCTCATTGTTTGAGGGCGACCACCAGAAGCCGCGCTCGTTATCAATGCGAGCCATCACACCGGCCACATATGGCGCGGGGTCTTCGCCGCCGTTTACGGCTGGCCAGATGCCATAAATGCGGTCGTTGCCGTTGGCTGTGACCCATGCAGAAGCTTCGGTGGCGGTGTCGATTGCCGCCACGCTGGAAACGAGGCCAGCGATGGCGACAGCACGGAGAGCGGAGGCCACTGTTTTCACATCGTCAATTGTAGTCGTCTCATACGCGCCTTCGGCAACGATGAGGCGAGGCGTGACATTAAGTTCGGCTTGAGCTTTGCGGAGGGCGTGGACTCCTGTGAGAAGGCTGGAGCTGCCCGCGACATCAGCCATAGCGTTAACCCGCACGACAACAACAACCGCGCCGGTCTGTTTGTAAATGGCCTCGATGGCTTTTCCGAGGTAGCTGGTTGCGCCAAGCTTGGTTGAGACTCCTGTTGGGGATGTGACGAGGACAGGCGTGTTGAGCGGGAAATCCGCGTGAGCCGTGCCTGTGCCGACGAGGCCGATGACAGATGAGGAAACGGTTTTAATCGGGCGCGGTCCGCCCGTGATTTCTTGGACTTCGACGCCGTGGAGAAATTGAGACATGGTGATTTAGTGGATTGCGGTTGCGGGTGAGAGTGTGCGGGGATCGTGTTGCGGTGTCTTCTGCGGGGACTTCCTTAGAATTTGATGCAGTAGAGGAGGGCGATGTTGCGCGGTCGGGTTTCGGTTCCGCCTTCAGCGGTAATTGTGTGGGTGTGGTTTCCAACGGTGCTAGTTTGCCCGTTTGAATCCAAAGTTGCGCGAACATTAGGCCAGTCGCCGCCTGTGCCCTGTCGAATCGTGTAATTTGAAATAGTGTTGTTGTAAGTATGGTTATGGCCACCGTTTGAAGAGGTTGATCCAGTATGGCTGTGACTCTTAAAATCGTCCGCCTGCTTCGCCCCAAAAGTCCCCGCCGCCGTGCCGTCCGCATTTGTCGCACTGCCGCGCACGAAGTATCCGCGCAGGTCGGGGAGATTGAAGGTCGTGCTGCCGTCTCCGACTCCGTAGAGCGTTCCGATTGCGGCAAAAAGGGCGGGGTATGTTGTCCTTGAAACCGCCGCGCCATTAGCCGCGAGCCAGCCAGAGGGAGTGACGGCCATGGCGAATGGCAGAACTGCCCCCGGAGGGACAAAAAGCGAGGCTGCGCTGGCGAGGCTTGCAGGGGTCACGGCGCGCGTTGCGTCTGTGCCTGTCTGCGTTTGAGCGTTTGTTGCAAGCGTGACTACGCCAGCTCGTGATGTTGTAGCCGTGCGGTCTAAAAGCCGCGCCACCGTTAGCGCCTTCGTTGCATCAGGCGCGAGTGCTTGCGCCTCCGTAGTATTTGCCAGCGCGATGACGCCTTTCCGAGTTTCCGTTGCGGTGACTTCCGCCAACCTTAAAGGCGTGATGATCTTTGTGTTTATTATTCCAGCCTGCGCTTCGGCGGTTGTGGCAATGCCAAGAACGCCCATGGCCGTCTCGGTGGCCTGCGAATAGGTGAAGCCGACATTCCCCACGGTGACCGTCCCTGCCGGGACATTGGTCATGACAAAATCCATTGCAAAAAGCGCAGCGGACCCGCTCGCTTTTGTCATGATGACGCTTGTCTGTGCACAGATTGCAAACAGGACATTGTTGTTTGTGTAGAGGCCGATTTCTTTGATCGAATAAGAATCGGCTGAATTGTCCTGTGCGGTGATCGAGATCGTTCCCGGCACTGGCACGCTGCTTCCGCTTGGGTCGAGGCGCTTAATCTCGGTCTGAAGCGCGGTCTGCGTTGCCGTTGGCGTGTATCCGCCGCTTCCAAGGGCAATCTTTGTGAGCGTGACGGGGCCAATGGCTCCACCGACTTGAGCGATGGCAGCGCGTCCGGCGTTGGTGATGACGAATTGAAGGGGCATGGTGTGTTAGTAAGTGGCTCGGCAGTCGAGGCGGTCGAATGTGGCTGTGCGGCAGATGCCGACTACGTTCACGCTCCCGACGAATGTTTCAATGGCGGCGATGACGAAGGATGAGCGCACGGGCTTGAGGGCGGCGATCGCTTTGGCAATCGAGTTTTGGACTGATTCGGGGGTTTGAAGCCAGCCGAGGCCGACCGTGAAAGTGTAGGGCGTGCCTTTTGGCGTGGTCTGCCACCACTCGGTGAGCACAAGCGCGATGCCGAACGATTGGAGGAGAGATTTGATGGCTGCAACGGTTCCTTTTTTCCGGTGAATCTCGGCGCTGTTCTTGATGACATTCCGCTTTGTGGCTGTCGTCCAGTTGGCATCCCACTCGTCAACTGATGCGGCCCAGGCTAACCATGGCAGGAGGTTTTCTGGGCATGTGTCAGGGTTCCATAGTGAGCGAATAGGCGTGGAGATTGTTCCGAGGCGGGAGGTTGCAAGGGAGAGTGATCGCTCCGGGCCTGTGGCGTTCGGCGGCAGGAGGTCGCGGAGGGTTATGTCTGCGGCGATTTCGTCTTCGTTTACCGGATCGCCATAGGGGACATTTGTTCGGTTCGTCCATGCGACTTTGATCGCAACTTTGGTGTCGAGAAGATCGCCTGCGGAGCTGTATTCCTGCCGTAAAATATTCCAGAGAAGGTCTGTGGTTTTTGCGGCGTTCGGCGCTTGCCCGTAGTAAAAGAAATTCCCGTCCTGGTCTGACAGGTATTGGTAAATCGACTTGCTCATTTTATTGGCTCAAGCCTCCGTATGTCAGGTTGATCGCGGTGCAGAAGGGCGCTTGCGTGTGGTCGCAGACGATGTTGGCCGTGGGGGCGGCGAGGTTGACTTTTTGAACTCCGTCCACATGGAGAGCGGCAAAGATGGCGGAAAGATTGATGTCGTTGCCGACTTTGTGGTTTTGCGTGGCGAAAGCTTGGGCGCTGGCTTGGGCTTCGGCCATGACCACCGAGGAGTCGGGGCCGGGGAATGTGTAAATCGTCGCGGTGATTGTGTAGTTTTGAATCGATGCGCCTTGCACGGTGACGGCATCCGTGAGCGGGCGGACGCTTTCGGCGTTGAGGGCCTGCGTGACATTGGAAATGACGGTTGCCGAGGGTGCGCCGTTGCCTGTGAGGCCGAGGACGGTAACGAGGACATTGCCGGGGGAGACGGTAGGAGGGCCGACGATGGTGGCGTGTTTCACGCCGGCTACTTTTAGCGCGTGGTAAAGGTAGCTTCCCTCGGGGCCTGCGGTGCTCAAGCCCTCAAGGGCGAGTGTGACCCGATAACGGAAATCGGTGTCGGTTTCCATGACGGCCAAGCGCGGCGGGATTGCTGTCGGGGCTGCTGGCACGAGGACTTTGCGGGTTGTCCCGAAAATCGCTCCAAGTTGGTCGAGGTCAGCGCCGGTGGCATAGGCGAGCATGACTCCACGGGCGGCATCGTTGACCCGTTGCCGGATGAGCATTTCGCGGTATGCACAGACTTCCAGAACCTTGAAAGCTGGGTCCGACTCCACAATGGCCGTGAAAGCCACATCGCGGGCTTTGAGGTCGTCCACCATTTCTTGCAAAATCGCGGCGTAGTCGAGGCTCTCGACAATCGTCGGCGCTGGGAGGCTACTGAGATCGATTGGCGTGTAACTCATACAACCATCCCGTCCAGCGTGAGCGCGGTTCCGGTGGGGAGATAGACGCCCTCGAGCGCGATGGTGATCTTGCCCGGTTCGATGGCTTGGGCGATGACGCGAGTAATCTCAACGCGAGGTTCCCATTTGCGGATCGCCTCGATGGTGGCGACATAGATTTCGACGATGGTTCCGCGATTCATCGGCGCGTCTACGAGGTCGAACAGGCGCGAGCCGTAGTCTCGGAGCATGACGCGAGAGCCGAGAGGGGTCGTTAAGATGTCCCGTATCGACTGCTTCAAATGGTCCAGCCCGGAAAGCGCCTTGCCGGTCTCGCTGCTCATGCCTCGCATGCTGGCGAATTTTAGGGGCGCGTTGGGGGGTGTCTTCTGCGGGGACTTCCCTCGAAGCGGTCAGAAAAGATTAACCACGGAGGACACGGAGAGCACGGAGGAGGTTATGGATTTGGGACGGCGGTTAGTGCTGGTCCTGACATGACGCCGCCGTGAGTGTGGGTGGAGAGCGTGATACCGTTGGATTTCATTAAGCCGGTCTGGTCGTAGTTGCCGGTTTGGGTGATGTTGCCTGTGATCGTGATTCCGCCGGATGCAATTTCGAGGGTGGTTCCTCCGACCGTGATTTTCACGCTCCCGCTGGTGACTTCGATTTTGCTGCTGCTGCCGAGGGTGTGCGTGATTTTGCTGGCGGTGATTTCGCTTTTGGCATCGGTGCCGATTTGGGCGAGGATTTTGGAGGCGGTGATTTCGGTTTTTGCGTCTGATCCGACCTTGGCCGTGATCTTCGATGGCGTAATCTCGCTTTCCGCATCGTCTCCGACTTTGACGGTGGCCTTGCCTTCGGGGAGTTGCAGGAGGTGAGTGTGGTTTTCTCGGTCGTATTCGAGGATTGCGCCGTCTTTGTAGGTGGTTCGGCTGATCTCGGCTTTGTCAGCGTTGGCGGGGTAGTCGTTTTTATAGACTCCTCCTGGCATGACATAGCCAGCGGAGAGTTCGCCGCCGGGGGCCATGACGATGACTTGCTCACCGACTTCGGGGGCGTGCCATGTGCGGTCTTCACCGGCGCGGCTGGTGAGCCACGGGAGCCATGCGCTGGTGTTGTCTCCCATCGTGACACGCAGGCGGGCCTTGGCGTAGTCCGCCTCAAGCACGGTGCCGGGGCGGATGGTGTTCGAGAGTCGGCGCTCAAGCTCGCCTATGCGGGCGTTGCTCATGGCGCGAGGAGGTCTTGGATCGGCACATAGTCCGGCTCGTGAGGGATGCCGATCTTTGGCACCCACGAGGCGCGGATGTCGGTTGGAAGTGCTCCACCTTCGGGCCATGCGGTTTCACCGAGGAGGCAGGTGTGTTCCCATTCGACCCTCCATGTTTCGTATTCGGGATTCTCGGCGTCGAACTCTTGTGGGGTTGCGGCGATGAAGCGGGCTGGGGTCACTGGCATTCCGAAACGCTGGCCTTGGAGGAATGCGGCGAAGTTTGCGGCCATGAGACGCACCGCGAATTTGTTGCCCTGCTTGTAGGAGTAGATGAGCGAAGCGGAAAAGCGGATGTCGACCTGGAGTTGCTGCGTTCCCACATCCGAGGGGTCGGACGGCTCGATGGTGTCCAACTCGAAAGTGATTGCTGGCACCTCGATCTTGTCGTTGAAGCGCGAATAGGCGGCGATGGTTTTGACCGTGCTGCCGAATTTGGCGTTGATCTTCTCGGCAATCTTCGTGTGGAGAACGGCGAGGTCTATTTGGACATTTGCCATTTTAGTTGGGATTCAAATTCGCGTTGCAGGCGTTCGCCGATTTCGTTTTCGAGACTGCCCATGGCATCCATGCCGGGGTCGAGGATGTTGATGCCTGGGGATTTTTTAATCGGCAGGCGTTCTTTTCCGACCCGTTCAAAGACATGCCCACCCATTTTTTTAGATATAAATGCACCGGGGCGTTTGGCTGGGCCTGCGGTGACTCCGCTCTTGGTCTGGCGAGGCTTCATGGCCTTTAGTGGGATGTTGCGGAGGCCAGCCCACACGCGCCCGAGGACGCCATCTTTGCCCATCACTTCCACGCGCATGCGGCCTTTAATGACTTTGCCTGTGACTTTGGTGGCCTTGGAGATTCGGCGGGCTGCTTCGTTGCCTGCCCAGCGGGTTACGCGAGAGACGGCTGTGCGCATGGCGGGGGCGATCTGCGCGGCGGTTGCTCCGAGGTCGCGCCCAATGCGGTCGAGGCCCTTGGCGTTGATGAAAATCATGTCACTCATGGGCGAGCGTGACGGTGGCGAGGCCGGTGCCGTCTGGCTGGATTCCCAGCACGGTGTAATCTTTGCCTTCGACTTTGCAGGCGGTTTCGTGGGGGATGCCGGTGACATCCGACTCTTTGCACTGGAAACGGGGCTGCGTGCTGTCGAGGACTACCTCGCCCACGGCGCTGTCGAAAAAGGCGTTGTCGAAATAGCCGCGCACGATCCGGGTTCCGGTGGGAAGGGCAAACAGAATCTCGGTGTGGTCGAGACCGGAGAAAAAGACATCGAGGTTGCCGTAGGTCATCGGGCGGGGTGTATGCGAATGAAATTTCGAGCGAGGGATTTTGGCCGGATTTTGCGCCAGACTCCATCGCCGTTCTCGCTGTCGCGTGTGCCGGAGAAGTTCGTGTTTCCTTCCACCGTGACGAGGTTCTTTCCATCGTCCTCAAGGACGATTCCCACATGCGAAAAATCAAAGGTCACGATGTCACCCGGCTGGGCGGCGTCTTGGTCGGTGTAGATGCTGGTCGTGCGGGTGCGGGCCTTTGCCCATGTCACGAATCCATACGCCAGCGCGGTGCGGGGTTGCCATTGGGCGGGCGTGCGGGTGAGGCGTAGCCACTCAGGGACATCGTTTTCTATGAGCCATTGCTGAACGCAAAACGAGACAAAAGCGGCGCACCAAGGCCACGGGCCGGGTGGTAGGTCGGTGGCGCGTTGGTAGTCGCGGATTCGCTGGCCGCGATTGTTGCCGCCCTCTTCGCGGATGCCGATCTCAGCTTGGGCGATGGCGAGGAGTCGGTGAAGCATTTTAGTAGCGGGGCAGGATCATTTCTTCTCTTTGCGAAAAATGTTGATGGCTCCCACCACGGCCATTCCGGCAGCGGCGATGGCGTTGGCTTTGTCGGGATCAAGAACGATTCCGGCTGCGGAGGTGACGAATACGAGGCCGCGCCATGTTGAGGCTTCGGCGAGGCGGGCGAGGATGTAGTCGAGTGCTTTCATTTGTCTTTGAGGCTGGGGATTTGCGGGTTGAACCAGTCCAGCGTGACTGGTGGGAAGTAGCGGATGCCGACCTCCACTCGCCCGAGGCTTCCCATCTTTTCCCCGCTTGGCGGCAGCGGGATGCTTGCGCATCCGGGCAGGAGTAGGAGCGGCAGGAGTGCCAGCAGGTTTTTCATTTGGCTTTGAGGCTTTCTTCGATGCGTTTGGTGCGCTCATCGATGCGGGCGAGGGTTTCGCTGCGCTCGCTGGCGAGGCGTTCGATGGCTTGGAGGCGGATGTCTTGGCGTTCGTTTTCATTTCTGACTTGGCGCATTTGTTCGGGCAGGACGATCCAGCCGTTAAGTGAAGAAAAGACCGTTGCCACGAGGGCAAGGGCGGCTATGGCTTCCGCGAGATTCATCTTCACGGCAGGGCGTCCGTCCTTTTCGTCGAGGCTCATTTTTTCTTCTTAGGCTCGGCGGCTGTTTCGACGAATGGCTTGGCGAGGCCAAGGGCGATGAGTTCGCGGGCGAAGGATGGCGAGACTTCGACATCACTGCCGACCGGGCAGGATTCGCCGGCAATCATCAGGCTTTGAAGAAGGGTGATTTTTTGAGGTTCCATGGCGTTTGGTCGTTAGCAAAAGCCTCCGCCGCGATTGACACGGCGGAGGCGGTTGAGTTGTCAGCTATCGTTTACGGGCGCTTGCCGAAAACGAATGACTGGGCGCGGCGGACAGCGAAGTCCACATCCTGCATGCAGACGATGCGGAGACGGCCCTTTGTGCTGTTCGAGTAAGGGTCGACGACGATCTCGAGTCCACCCCAGAGACCGATGATGAAGTCGGCGAAGTTTCCGAAGAACACATCGCCAGAGGTGATCTGGTTGGTGATCTCGGTGCGGTAGCCGTTCATCGTGCCGTTTTCCCAGATGGTGCCGCCATTGGTGGAGCCGGTTGGGAATTTGAGCGCGGTCTTGGCCATGCCGCGTGTGGATGGGTTGGCGATGAATGCCATGCTGGCAACATCCGTGTTCTGCGCACTGACGAGGCTTTCCATGTCCACGAGTTCGGCGAAGGTTGGCTGCACCGCTACGAAGCTCTTGGAGAGCACGCCTGCGGCGGATTTGATTCCGGTTGGGGCGTTGCTGAGTCCGGTGCCGTAGAAGGCTGCGGAGTCGATGGTGAGGGCGAGTCCTTGGGCGAGGTCGTTACGAAGCAGAGCTTCGACGGACAGCGATGGTTGCATGAGCATGCGGCGGGTGATTTCGCCGAAGTTGGCAACGGTGCGAGGACGGAGCGAGACGAGTCCGAAATCGATGTCGGATTTTGTCGCGTCGTCGTCTTCACCGAGCCAGTAGCCGGTTCCGAATGTTGTTTGCTTGGGCATGTCCACATTGCCGACGAGGCCAGCCAGCTCGGTGCCGAGGTTCATGATGACGGCCTTGTTGCGGAGGACATCGATGAACGAGGAGGCGAGGAGGTTGGTCTGCACGGTGTTGTTGCCTGTGCCGGTGTAGCCAGCGGCGGCTTTGCCGGAAACGGTGTTAGTTCCGCGCTGTCCGAAGCCAGAGGTAAGGACATCTACGGGAATCATGGTGCCTTTGACGTTGCGGTGCGCAACTTGTCCGGCGGCTGCTTCGCAAGCTTCCAACTCGAAAGCCGCATCTTGACGGGCTTTTTTGTCGGTTGGCTCTGCGGCGAGGGCGCGGATGAGCTTCACGAAGCTGAAGCTACCAGCCTCGCGTTCGTTGAGGCCGATGGGTGCGTTGCCTTCGCGGACTTGGGCGCTGCGCTTGTCTTTCTCGGCAAGTGCGGCGGCTTGGAAGTCCACCAGGTTGCCGCCGTCACGCACGATTTGTGCGGCGAGTGCGGGCATGCCGTATTTGTCGCCTGCTTCCAGGATCGAGCGGGTGCGGTCTTGCTCGCCTTTCACAGCGGCGTTGCGCTCTGCGACGATGTTGATCTCCGGGGCCGCCGGTGCGGGCGCTTGTGGCGCGGGTGTAGGTGTGTCTTGCATGGGATTTGGTTGATTTGTGCCGTTGCCGATTGGCTCTGGCGGGTTGATAAGGCTGCGACCCACTCCGACAGAGGTGTCGGCTGGGATGGTGACGATGCTGATCTCGTAGGGTTCCCACCGCGTGACGGTGTAGACATCGAGGGCTTCGCGTTCTTCGGTCAACTTGACTTCGCGAATGCGGTAGCCGACCGAGACTTTCGTGAGGATTCCGTCCTCAACATCTCGCCACGCTTCTTCGGCGCGTTCGGATTTGCCAAAGCGAACCAACGCTCGGCCCATCCCGTCAGCGTCAATGCGGGCGGTCTCGACGACTCCGAGGACTTCGGATGCGTCATGGTTGAACAAAAGATTAGCGCGGTCGTTGAGCCGCGAGAGGTCGCAGGCATCCGCCGAGTGATCGAGGACTTCGACCATGCCAGGCCAACGCTCGATCTCGGCGTTGCTGGAAAATGCCAGCTCCACCGTGCGCGACTCCGCGCTGATCGTGCCGATCGTCATGACTCGGCGCATTGGCTGGCTAAAAAATTCTTTCGCGGCGGGCTTCATCTGTGCGCGAATTTTGCCAGCGGGGGGCGGGTTGTCTTCTGCGGGGCGTTCCGAGGAGGTTTGACCACGGAGGACACAGAGGCCACGGAGGCACAAAAAACCCGGCGTGGGTTTTGGCCCACGCCGGGAAACAACAAACCAAACTTACGAGAGGGCGGCTGCGAGTTGTGCGCCGGTCGTGCTGACCGTGCTTTGATTTTTTGCGCGTTCGCCGATGGAGCCGGTGATGGTTAGCTCGGTGGTCGGCTTGGCCCAAACTTCGGCGGCGATTTCCGTTTCTGTCGGAATGTCTCCGGGGGTTGCTCGACTGGAGATGGCTTGATCCACTCGCCCAAGCTCCACGGAAAGCTCCGATCTCACCTGGCTGGCGATGGCGGCGGCGGTTGGGACGGTCGGTGCGTTGGTCAATGTCGTGACCGTGGCGAGCGTGCCGCTTGGCGCGAGGCGGCTGGATACGGTGGTATCGAGGTTGGCGAGCTTGGTTGAGTTGCTGTCCATTTCCTGCCGGATTTGCACGGCGGTCGGCCCGCTCGATGTCGTGAGCGACCGAGTTGCGTAGTCCCACACATCCGAGGCGCTGATGCCGCCTTCGGTGATCGTGCGTGATGCGTGGCCCCAGACTGCTTCTGGTGTGAGGACTGCTGTGCCGAAGCCTGCATCTACAGGGACTCCCAGACTAACCGAGCCTGCGGCTGGGACTGCACAGAGGCCGGCGACGGCTCCTCCGCCATAGCTCACGCCGGAGCGGACATCGGTGGCGGCGGGGAGGCCGAATCCGGTGTTGTCTGCGGTGAACATTTCGACATAGCTGTCGGTAGTTCCCGCAAGTGCGTAGCGGGTGCGGGCGGCGGTGGGCGTGGTGCCAAGCCTCCATTTAGTGCCGCTTACGGCTTTCCAGCCGCTCCAGTGGTCGAGGAAATCGCCGCTCAGGCGGACATCGGCAGATGTGTTGGCGGCAGAGACGGCAGGGGAAAATGCAGAGGCAGTAAAAGTGCTGTTTGCAACGATTAGCGTGCCTGTTGAAG